ACTTGGAAAAAAGTATATGACAAAGCACACACTTTTGACTGTGTTATACATATGGCCGCTGAAGCCAACTCTAGGGCAGTAAATAAAAAGCCAATTGAGGCAGTAAAAACAATGACACAAGGTTTAGTGAATGTTGTCTCACAATTTAATAAAAGTCATTTTATTTTTTTAAGTTCTAGCATGGTGTACGGAGACTGGCCACAAGATAAAGATATTGTTACAGAGAGTGATTATTGCAAACCTATAGATTTGTATGGACAATTAAAATTAGCAGGTGAAGGCATTGTAAAATTATTACATAAAAATTATACAATAATAAGACCCAGTGCCGTATATGGCAAAAATGACAAACCAGACAGAGTTATTTCTTTATGGATCAAAGCCGCAAAAAAAGGACAGTATCTTACAGTAAAAGGGAGAAACAGTCAATTAGATTTCACCTACGTTGATGATATTGTAGATGGTATTATAAGATGTATCAACAAAAGAAATTCTAAGAATGAAACTTTCAATATTACTCACGGTGAAGCAGTAAAACTTAAAAAAGTTGCAGATTACATTGTAAAAAAAATAGGCAAAGGTAATGTCGTAGTGGAAGATCATGACGCAAAGTATCCAAAACGTGGGACATTATCTACAAATAGAGCAGGATTATTATTAGACTATGAATCAAAATATGATTTTAGAAAAGGCATTGATGAAGTCATTTAAAGTACCATACTGGGATCCACACTCACAATATCAAGAATGTAAAGAAGAAATCGATCTAGGTATTGCAAATCTTATTAAAGATTCAAATTATTTGGGTGGAGATATAAACACTAATTTTGAATCTAGTTTGGTTAGATATACCGGTGCACCTGATGTTGCCACTGTAAATTCTGGCACATCTGCATTGTTACTAACATACACACTATTAGGACTTGATCCAGGTGATGAAGTTATTACATCAAACTTTTCTTGGATATCTACAGCCTCATGTATCTCTATGGTTGGCGCAACACCTGTATTTTGTGACATTGATTTAAACAGTTATCATCTATCTTATAATAGTGTCAAAAGAATGATAAG